ATAATATATCTTTTGACACTTATTATGAAGCTCTAACAAAAGCTATTGAAGAAGCACTTAAACTAATTTAACATGTACACAGCCAAGGACATTAACATTGTTGGGAAGGCCTATCAAACCAAGGATGGCAAATATCATACAAAGACCTGGGGTCCTTCGTGGTATTATGAACCTGATGGAACCAAGCAAGAATATAATATAGGTTATGCCTATTGGTATGATGGCACATTAAAAATGGGAAGTACTGCCTATGACTATTTATTCTTTGATGGAAAGAATGGAATAGAAAAAGCTGTAGAACTTTTAAATAAACTTATATGAAAGAGGTACTTATATGGGAGGTGGTACTAGAATGGATAACATTCTGAAAAACTTTAAAAATAACAAAATGCGTGTAATAATCAGTGATTTAGAAACTTATCTTGAAATGTTTCTTTGTGTATGCTACGATCCCCAAGAAAGATCATGGCATAGATTCGAAGTGTCGAAGTGGAAGAATGATATAGACAAACTTGTAAAGTATGTAGAATTACAGGAAAATCATCATTTTGTATTTTATAATGGGTTGAGATTTGATACTCAAGTATTAGAGTTTATAATCAGAAATTATGAAAATTGGAATGAAAAAGGAAACTTAGAAATATGTGCTATAATTTCTCAACTTGCTGCAGATACAATAGATGATTCTAATTATAATATTTTTCCTAAATATAGAGAAGTTGAATTAAGTTTTAAGACTATTGACCCTTTTGAAGTGGCACATTATTCCAATAAAAATCGTCTAGTTTCCTTAAAAAGATTAGAGTTTGAGATGGACATGGAAAATCTGGAAGAGACTCCTATAGATTTTAAGAAAAAGGATATTACTAAAGAAGATTGTATATCAATAATTCAATATTGTGAAAATGATGTAAAAGCACTTTATAAATTCTACAAAGTCTTAATAGGCAAGACTGAACATCCTTTATATAAGGGTAATAACCAAATTCAATTACGTCAGGATATAGAAACAGAGTTTGAAATCCCTTGTCTAAATTATTCTGATAGTAAGATTGGGGATGAGATGATCAAAAAGTTCTATTGTGAAGAGAAGAAGATTAACTATTCAGATCTTCCAAAGAAAGGAACATTTCGTCCTAAAATCTTAGTTAAGCAATGTATAGCTACATATGTAGTTTTTAAGACTCCTCAGTTGAAAGAGTTTCATAACCAGATTAGAAAAAGAGTTATGACTATGAAAGATGAGTTTCTTGAGGAGATTAAATTCTATGGTCAGACATATACATTTGCCAGAGGAGGTCTTCATACAGTCAATAAATCAAAGATCTTTAAAGCTAGTGAAGACTATTTAATTATCGATTGGGATGTGAGTTCATACTATCCTGCTATCATTATTAACAATGGTAAGTATCCAGGCCATTTAGGAAAAGAATTCCTTAAGGGATACAAGAAGATGTTTGATAGAAGATTGGAGCTCAAACCTCTTGCAAAGACTGATAAACGTATAAAAGGAATAGTTGGAGCACTCAAGCTTGCAGTTAATAGTGTTTATGGTAAGAGTTCTGATATGTCCAATTGGATATTTGATAAGCAACTTACAATGTTTACTACCATTACAGGTGAACTATCATTGATGATGCTCATTGAAGCTTATGAACTTAAAGGAATTCAGGTGATATCAGCTAATACAGATGGTGTGACTATAATGATCCATAAGGATAAGCTTGACGCTATGACTAAGATCAATGCCTGGTGGATGAATCTTACACAATATGAGCTCGAAAGGACTGATTATTCGAAGATTATATTTTCGACAGTAAATGATTATATTGCAATAAAAACTGATGGAGAAGTCAAGAAGAAAGGAGACTTTCTTACAGATTTTGAATTGCATAAAAATAAGAGTGCTCGAATTGTGCCTATTGCTCTTAGTGAGTATTTTGTTAACAATAAACCTATTGCTAGTACTATTAATGATCATAACAATATATTTGATTTTGCTCTAAGACAAAAGGCAAGCAAAGACTTTCATTATGAAGGTCACAATAGACAAACTGGTGAGAAAAGTGTTTACAATAAACTAATTAGGTATTACATATCTAAAACAGGTGAAAAACTATTAAAGATTAAGAATCCAGAATGTCAGACTAATGCTGTATCAATAGCTCAAGTGGATGCAGGTGATTGGGTAGCCACAGTATGTAATAAACTTAAGAAAGATCATCCTTTAGATAACATTAATAGGAATTATTACATTGACAAGGCTAATCGAATAGTCTTCAACATCCTTTATGAAGGAAAAAAACACAAAATAGAATCAAGTAATCAATTAACATTATTCTAATGGAACCACTTTATCTGAATAAGGTAAATCGTCAAAACATTGGCTTCCATTTCTTCGATTTCATGTTAGTATTAATAGGAAAGACAAGAGTGGATGTCATTGATGACGATGATTGGAAACACAATTGGCATATCTCAAGGAATAATTACGATATCCTAAGAGATCATTGTATAAAAGAAGCTAAAAAAACATTCAAATGTAACAGAACAAAGGCTGAATCAATATTTGAATGGTTTTATAAAGAATTTGGATTGAGGATAAAAAATTAAAATATGAAAAATCAAACAGCAGAGGAAATACTTATAAAAAATCAGATTGACATTGAGTGGTGGCACAAAAATGAACGTAAAACTCTCAATACAGGGAATCAAAATTGTAAACTTTATAAAACGAGAATATGAAAAAAGGAGCAGAACCAGCATTCCCAACAGAGGTGGGATTTGAGGACAATCAACTACAAGAATGTTTCCAAAGCGGAAATCAAAGAGCAATATATTCAGGTATGTCAACCCGCCTTTATCTTGCAGGAATGGCAATGCAGGGAATATTAGCAGGTAATTATGAATGGTGTTCCGAAGGTACCTATCCAGTACCCAAGCCAATTCCATCGTATGTAGTGCAAAAAGCCCTTGAATGTGCCGATGAACTTTTAAAACAAGAGGAGGAAACAAGATGACAACTGAAGAAATAGCAAATGAATTAAACATTGATGAGTTAAGAGAAAGAATACACGATTGTGCTATTCGTGTTGAGGAACTTCAAGCTATGAGACTTATTTTTACTAGGGAAATAATGAAACGGAAAAGGAAGGAGCAACCATGACAACAACAAAAGAAGAATTAGAAAAGAGAATCATCGTGACTTGCAAAATAGGTGCTTCTTATCCTTCTGCATGGAATATTGGCTTTCAAGCTGGATTTTGTAAAGGTGCTAACTCTCCTGAAGCTAAAGCTCTATGGCAACATGGGATGTATACAGAAGAGGAGGTTTTTGAACTTTTAAAGAACTCTCATTTTGTAGATGTGAATATTATTGAATGGTTTGAACTTAATAAAAAGAAATCATGAGTGCATGGGTAGCAGTTGATAAGGATGGTGATGAAATAATTACAACTTACCAACCATTTAGAGCGACAGGATATTGGAACTCTGACTTTGATAAGATATATCTTCCCAAAGGTTCCATAAAAAGACTTATTGGACATACACTAACTTGGGAGTCAGAGCCTGCAGAACTTAAAGAGGATAAGCCTTATTCTCTTGATAATCCTAATGACATTGAATAAGAAAAGTTAAATAAGGGTATTTCTTATTTAAGATTTCAACCAAAAACTTAAATAACAATTAAAAACCAACAATTATGGGAGCAATACAATTTATTGAAAAAGTAAGAGCAAAAAGTCTTAGCGAAGCTTATAAAAAAGCTGTTGCAGATGCTGAAGATGAGCATGGGCATGAAGAAGGTTATAGTGGAGCTATTAACTGTGCAGATAGTCCTAGTGATGTTACAAGGTATTATGAGAATTCTAAACAACCTCTTAGTAAGTATATAGATGCAATGATTGAAAATGCTGGTAAGAGAGATTGTTTTGGTATCTGTCTCGAACAGCCTAAATCTAATACCAACAAGATTAAGACTCAGGTAGAAAATATTCCTACGAAAGGTACACAGAAATGGATATTACAATATGTTGTCTATGATTATGAAGATCGTATAAAATCATTTCCTACAAAAGGATTAGCTGTAAGTTGTGCCAGAGCCTATACAGAAAAAACTTTAAAAAGAACTTCTATAGTAATGGAAAAGACTCTTGAGAAAGGTTCATCCACTGTAGCCAGGATTACTTATAAGCGTTCTGACAATGAGAAAGAAGGACTTTATGTTTTATTTGGATTAGCACCTGATTGATGTGAAAAAGAAAATCGTTAAAGGAGATTATGTTACATTTACTTTAGTAGGTGTGGCATGGGAACAAAGACCTAATGGTGAGTGGCTAGTGGCATTTGAAGATAGAGAACTTAGAATTATTTCTGAAAGTAAATTAAAAATTGTAAAAGCTAAAACCAATGAGTAATCAAGAGGACGATGTTCAAGAAGCTCTATCTAAATTAGAGATAGCAATGAGAACACAAATAGAAAAGAGTATGAGTGTAACAGATATGAGAGTGACTACACAACGATCAAGAGCATATAAGCTGTGGTGTTTTATTATATGGGGTCATTTATTAGGACCTAATGGTGCATGCTTACGATGTGGTAAGAAGATAATTAATATTCCTAAACCTCAAATAATAAAGAAGGAGCAATTATGAGCTTTCCAATTGAAGATTTCGAACGTATTCCAGAAATGGATAAGATATGGCTCCTTGAGAAAGAAGCTGAAATGTTTGTTGAATGGCAGCAATGGGAAGATCAGAGACTTCCTGCAGAGATAGTATTAATGACTCCAATACCTAAATTAGATGAAGTTCAATCTGACAGCTTTCCATTTTAGAGAGCTGATAGTTAAAAGTTATTCTCTGGATCATATGTTCCTTTTGAAGATGATACATGAGCAGCTTGATGTTAGTGATCTTGTAAAAGAGAGTGCTAAGATTGCTGCTCTGTATTATTCTTTAAAAAGAAAAGGATTGATTGCAGAGACAGAAGACAAACTCACCACAATGGGAGTAGAATTACTGGTCTTTATGGATTCAAAAGAACCTAAGAAGATTGAGAAGAAAAAGGTAGATAGTTCTAAGTTTGAAGAATGGTGGAAAGAATTTCCTGGTACAAACAATTTCGTACATCATGGACATGCTTTCACAGGAGATAGAAGTATCAGAGTTAATAAAGAAGAATGTCGTATTAAATTTGACAAGATCTTGTTGGATGGTGAATATACTTCTGAAGAATTATTAGGAGCATTAAAACTGCATATTCGCAAAATAAAAGAAGAATCTGTGAAGACAAGTATCAATAAACTTACGTATCTTCATAACAGTTTAACCTATCTTAATCAAAAGGACTTTGATCCATTTGTTGAACTCATAAAACAAGGTGATAACGTAATAAATTCAGAATCAAAATTCGATGGAGTCAACCTTTGATAAACTAAATGAAGACATTCTTCAGGGAATGTCTGGGAAGAACAACTTTGTTCCTATTGGCCTTCCTAAACTAGGAAGATATGCAAATTTTAGAAAGAAGATCTTAACATTGATCTTTTCTAATACAGGAGCAGGAAAGAGTAGTCTTCTTGATACAATTATTCTGAATGCATGTAATTATCATATGAAGAATCCTGAGGAAATGAAACCAGATTTTCAACTATTTTCATTCGAAAGGAATTCATCAATAAGGATTGCTAAATGGATATGCTTTTTGATATTTGTAAATGAAGGAATAGAAATACAGCTGCCTAAGATGCTTGGTTGGTGGGATGAGAAAATAACACCAGCTGAACATGATCTAATCTTAAAACAAAAACCTTACATAGATCAAATTCTAAATGATTATATAACTATTCATGATGGTGCTAAAACACCTAATGAAGTGTATAAGATCATGAAGGATCATTTTGAGGTAAAAGGAGATTATGAAGAAGTATTAATAAAGGGTCATAAGCAACGTATTTATATTCCTAAACAGGAAAGAATTATTGTTATCCCAGCATTCGATCATGGTAATCTTACCAAGACAACCAAAGATCTTCCAAACAAGAAACAAGCTATTGATAAATTGGTAACTTATGCTCAAGGTTTTCGTGATCTTGAATTCGCTGCTCCTATATGGGTATCTCAGGTTAACAGAGCTATTTCAGCTGCAACCAGAGATAAAGATAAAGAAGCAGAATTGGTCTTAGATGATGTTAAGGAATCAGGAGATATAGCAGACGCTTGTGATATTGCTATTTCTTTATTTGATCCTCTGAAACATGGTCAATCTTCCAAAACAGGATACAAACCTGCAGACTTTGTTGATATGAATACTGGTGCTAATTATTTCAGGAGTGCTCAGATTCTTAAGAGTTCTTATGGTATGGATTCTATTCGATTTCCATTGGCTTTCAATGGATTTTGTGGTCAATTCAAAGAACTTCCAAAGAAAAGTGGTTTGTCTGAGTATGACTATGATAATTTAAAACAATCAGTTTTATCTAAAGAATACTTTTTTAACACATAAAATTAATATGAAGCAACATTTAAGAAACCCCAAACTCTTAGGATTATTGAGAAAGGGATGTAGTATTACATTTCCTTCAGGACTCACATTGAGACAAGTTATGCAAGATGATGTTATTGAAGCAGGAGTACAACCTTCTAATGGAGAAGATTTCATAAGTGTTGATGGTTATAATCTTAGTGAGGAAGGACTTGAAGAAGCTCTTCAATATGAAGAATTCTATGCCAGCAGATATGAAGATGAAGAACAATTAGCACTTGAAGAACGAGAAAGAGAAATGTAAACTTTAATAATTAAAAATATGGAAATTCAATGGTTGAGCGAATTCCCTTCAAAAAAGAGGGGTTGGTATTGGGAAATAGAATTACTTCCTCATATTTCTGTTGTTAGAAATCCTACAGAAGGATTTGCAATAGGAATTGGTTGGTTGTTTTGGACTGTGGCATTATTTGTTGATCTATGAGCATCAGAGATTTCAGACAACTTCAGCTTGCCAATATGTGGGTAGAGGCTGGACAACGTGGTATTATCCATGCTTGCCCACGATTTGGTAAGATAAGAACTACAATAATTATTCTTAGGAGAATGAATTATAAAAAGGTTCTTATTGCTTATCCAGATAAAAAGATCAAAGCTTCTTGGGAGAGTGATTTCAAAGAATTAGGGTATGATACTAGCAATATCACATATACTACTCACCTGTCTTTGAAGAAGCATATCACTACAGATTATGATCTGATAGTCCTGGATGAGATACATCTTCTTAGTAATGCACAGGTTGACGTATGTAAGAGTATATTTCCACATATACGTATATTGGGACTCACTGGTACAATGACTACGTGGACAGAGAAAGATCTGCGTAGAGAGCTTGATTTACGTGTTGTGGGAGTTTACCCCATTAGTATGGCTATCAAAGAAGGTGTGATTGCAGATTATGAGATTATTGTAGCAAGTGTTCCTTTAGATAATAAGGTAAAGTTGAATTTCAAGGGCAAGTACAAAACTGAAAAGACAATGTTTGATCAGTTAGGTTGGATTATTACCAAACTTGAAGGAGAAGGTAGAGACACAATGTTTATGCGTCTTGCAAGAATGCGAATAATTCAAAGCTCGTTAGCTAAGTTGAATAAAACTGTAGAGCTATTAAATAGTGCTCAACAGGAACGAATATTAGTGTTTTGTGGTACAATTGCTATTTCTGATAATCTGGGAATACCTTCTCATCATAGTAAATCAGGAGTAAAAGAGTTGTTTAATGCTTTTAGTGAGGGTCGTGATAAAATAAATCACATGGCTGTTGTAAAGATTGGCAATACTGGTGTTACATACAAACCATTAAACAGGGTGATCATTAACTATTTTGATAGCAATGCTGAGAACCTGGCCCAAAAGATCAATCGATGTATGAGTATGGAATATGATAATCCAAATAAGAAAGCTAATATTTGGATTATTAGTACAACAGAACCTGTCGAAGCAAAATGGTTAAACAAAGCTTTGGAATTCTTTGATAAATCTAAAATCAAATATGTATGAGTAAAATACTTCGCAAATGGTTAGCAGACGAATGGAAAGCTAACAATCATCATAAGTATCATAAATATTTTGAGGAGTGGATAATCAATCTAACAACTAGTCAAATAGCTGGTTTTAATAAGATGAGAACATCAAATTTCATTCCTAAAATTAGGAATTAATCAATTTAATTAGTATATTTATTCATTAATAATTAAAACAATGAGAAAGTAAATGGCAAGTAAGTTAATTGGGATTGTTGGGCCCACAGGGTCTGGCAAGAGTTCAGCGATCAAGTATTTGGATCCAAAAGAAACCTACATCATCAATGTAGCTAAAAAGGAGTTACCATTTAAGGGATCAGACAAAATCTACAATGCAGACAACAAGAATTATGCAGAAATTGACGATGCTAATGAAATTACCAGAAGATTAAGAACCTTATCAGATAAGGCTCCTCAAATCAAAATAGTGGTAATTGAAGACAGCAACTATATCATGGGATTTAACATTGTGGCTAAAGCTACAGAAGTAGGATTTACAAAGTTTAGTCTTATGGCCCAGGATATGGTTAATCTGTTTAAAGAAGCTCGCAAACTACGTGAAGACATGATTGTGTTCTATTTAACACACCTTGAAACTATTGAAGATGATGGAAGCATCGTTGGATATAAGATTAAGACTGCAGGGAAACTCATTGATAATCAGGTACTTCTGGAAGGATTGTTAACAGTGTGTTTGTATACTAACGTTGAAGAAAAGAAAGATAGTACAGAGTACAACTTTCTTACCAATCGTTATAAGAAATTTCCTGCGAAGAGTCCTCATGGTATGTTTGATGAAGTGAAGATTCCTAATAATCTACAGCTTGTTGTAGATAAAGTAAGAGAGTATTATCAATAATTAAAAAAGTTAGAGTTATGAGAAATGGAATGCCAGAAGGCCCAATGAATGGTGAGGAAGTACATCTTCCACCAGAACCAGTGAGAAATCTTGAACCAACATGTGGTATTGAGAAAGAGTGTTATCCTCCAAGAATGGAAATTCTTAGAAATAATGAAGTCAGTATTCAGTTCTTTAGTGTAGGATGTGTTATTAGAGTAGGATGCAAATCTGTTGGTTTTAATAATGTTGAAGAAGCTATGAAAGAACTTAATGAATATGTAGCTAACCCAAGAGAGTCAGTAAAAAAGTGGAATAAAGTATTTAATGTAAACGAGTAAATTTTAAATTATGAGTGCAATTGGTGGAGTAAAAAGAGAGAGAACGTTATTACCTGAGTTCGTAAAAAAAGTAGGATTATTTGAAGCGAGAGTTGTTGCTGTAAATCCTGATGTAGAAGAGTACAAAGAAATCCTTGGGATGGAACTTAAGGAGGACAGTAAGGCCACAGAGTATTTGGGAACAAATACAGATGGTAATGCTTATCTACGTGTGGATGTATGGCTAGAGGAAATCAAGAGCAAATACAAATTTGTAGTTACATTCTTCCTAGAGAACAAAGAACGTGAGAACAAAGATCAAACCAAACTACAATATATCAACAGTGTTGGTACATGTACATGGGCTGTTGATGAAAATGATCTTGCTGATTGGTTTAAGGGAACTGCAGATGCTCCTCGTGAGTATCGTGTAGCGTACAATGGCGAAGAGGAGTTGTACAACTTCCTGCGTACCTGGTTAAGTAATCTTGACTATCGTAAAGCAGAAACTGTTCTGCAGATTGAATGGAAAAAGATCTTGAAAGGTAATGTTAAGGACATCAAAGAACAGATTGATGGAGAATGGTGTACTAACATCGTAGCTATGGCAACCATAAAAGTGAAGGAAAAAGAAGGCGAAATGAAAGAATTCCAAGGAATTTATAATAAAGCATTCTTACCTCCATACAGTATGAAGAATTTCAGACTTATCGATTATATGAACACTACAGTGTTGGCTAATTTGAAAGCAAAGAAGCCTCGTGATCTGAAAGCTCATGAAAAGTTTGTTCTACAGATTACAGGTGAGTATGGATGCAAAGACTTCTACATTTTGAAAGAGTTGCAGGATTATAATGCTGAAGACAACCTTGTAGCTTCTGATAAGACTATTACAAGTGATGGTGCAGATTATTAATTGAATTGATTGTTAAATTAGCCCCAATGGAGAAATCTGTTGGGGCTTTATTTTCTCTATTATGAAAGAACCTGTATTTAAAATTGATCAGGAAGTCTTTTTAGAAAAGAATTATCCTGTGTGGGCTCAAATTGCTGAAAAATATGTGTTTGTTAACAGACCTTTTAGTGAAGAGGTAACTACTGCAAGTATACGTCTGGGAATACTATATACCACTGATGAAATTGCAAAGAGAGATATAAAGGAAGAAGCAAATCATATTGCTAATATTATATGGAATGCATTCTTTCCCTATTATCATGTTGTTAAATTTGAGGTGTGTAAAAAGTTTGTGGAAGATAACATTGATATAAATAAAAAGTTGGAATCTACAAAGTTTACTCTTTCTGAAGGATGGTTTATTATCACTGAGATAGTATTTCATCATGAAACAACTGGTTATAATTATCATCCTGCTTATCATTCATACAAAGCAATAAGAAAAAATGGAGTAGATGAAATAGAGTTTAATAATTGGGAATATTATAACGATAAGTGGCATTTTGCTAATGAAGAACAACCAAAATGATTCAAGGACAAAGAAAGACGTTACTTACCCCCCAGACAATTCTCAGCAAGATCTCTGATTATGACATCTTCAGATATTATATGCCTGATACACATTGGAAGATTAATGTTGTAGCTCTATCACCATTTAGAAAAGAAGAACATCCATCCTTTCTCATTAGCAGTAGATCTGGAACATTGAATTTTATAGATTTCACTGATACGAATCTACGTGGTGATTGTTTTACATTCGTGAAGCTGTTGCATCACATGCTTTCAATGGACGATGTACTTAAAAAGATAGATCTTGATTTTGGACTTGGAATCAGTAGTACAAAGAGTGTTGGTGATTATAAGAGGATTGTTGCTGAATATAGACAACCTGAAGAATTAGGTAAAAGATATGCATTAATCCAAGCTGTCACCAGAAAATTCACAAATGAAGAATTGGACTACTGGAATCAGTATCATCAAAGTCTTGACGATCTTAGGGCCAACAATGTGTATTCTATAAAAGAGTTATTTCTCAACAAAAGTAGATTTGTATTAAAGGAAACTGATCTTAGATTTGGTTATCTTTATGATGGACATTGGAAGATCTACAGACCTTTTGTTGATAAAAGACATAAATGGGTACCTAATAATGTTCCTATTACAGCATTAGATGGTGTAGAGGACATTTTAAATTGTGGTGCCATATTTATCAACAAAAGTAAGAAAGATCACATGGTAATGAAGAAGATCTTTCCTTGTAGTTGTGCTGTTCAAAATGAAGGAGTTGCTTGTTTTTCTGTAGAGAATGTAGAATTCATGAAAGCAAATTCTATGCAACAGATTTTATCATTTGATTCAGATGTTACAGGAGTAGCAAATTCTCAACAGATTACTAAACTCTTTGGGTTTGATTATTGCAATGTTCCTAGGGAATACCTAAAAGAAGGAATTAAGGATTGGAGTGACCTGGCAAAAGCTCATGGTATGAATGTCATTGAACAATGTTTAAAAAACAAAGGAATATTATGAAAGTATATTACAAAGTCTGGATAGAAATTGAAAAATGTGAAATGGATGAAGATGGAGACGAATCATTTTTCCAATGCGATGTTCCTGAAGGAATAGCAACTAGAGACACATTTGAAGAAGCACAAAAATTACAA